CCTCAGCCTAACGGTATGCACGTCGCATCCGAAGATGGTAAAACATCCTTAAAAGGAGTATTACATGTTGAATAAATCAACACATTCTTGGGATGCTCTGGCTCATCGTTTATTAGTTATAGGTATTCCTTGTCACCTTATATCACAATTTGTTGATATATGGAGACAATGGGTAACCCACAACGGTCCTGAATGGACAGTCAAAAGGTTTAAGTCCCTTAAGGTTGACTTAATAAGACAGCACAGTGGTTTACCATCTATTACTCCTTGGATTCGTAAGAACTCAAAGGGTAAATATTATGGAACCATTGGAGCATTATTCCGTTGGGCGAAGTACGGTGAGAAGCAATTCTCACGGGCACTTCAAGCTCTCTGTATATACACCTCATTAACTAGTGATACTGAGACAGAATCTCAGTTACACAAGTTTATGACAAGTGTCTCATGCGATAGTCCAACAGGTGTATCAGTTGATGAGATTTCCAATCTCATGAACGTTACATCTGCACTTATTGGTTTCAGAACTATACGTCGATGTGATAATCGTTTGATTACATATCGCGGAAGTCCTGAGAAACTTGCTCCTCTACCCCATAACTTGGGACGCACTCAGCAAGACAAGAATGTTCTTACTGATACGACTTGGTTACGTAATCCTCGCAACACCTTATTCTATCTTCAATATCGTGATCTTTATGATCCTGTATTTGATGGAATTGGAGAGGTGACAAAATCACTACCCCTAGAAGTTGACCGCACTAGCTATGCTGGTGAGGTCCACTTTATCCAGGAACCTTGTTATAAACTCCGTAGCATTGCATCACCTTATAGGATTCACCAATTGGCCTTAAAACCTCTTGGTGATACTTTGGGTGATATTGTGTCAATGTTACCATGGGATTGTACCTTTGACCAATCAAAGGCTATTCCTGTAATTCAACATAGGTTACAAAGTAAACTACCGGTCTATTCTGTAGACCTCAGTAGTGCTACTGATGTTTTCCCACTTGATTTGCAGAAATATGTTCTTTGGTCAATCTTTGGTCGATCATGTCGAGATGTTGAACTCTTCACTGCTATCGCTAGGATGAAATGGAAATCATCCATTGGTGATATCGAGTGGAAGAGAGGGCAACCTCTTGGAGTATATCCAAGTTTCTTTGCGTTTACACTAACGCATGGACTTGTTCTTGCAATGCTTGCAGAAATGCAAACTGACAAGTTCTTCGTCCTGGGTGATGATGTTGTTATTCTTGATACTCAACTCTATGAGAAATACATTGCCTTCCTTAAGAAGACTTCATGTCCTTATAGTGCTGAGAAGAGTATTGCTTCGGATTCTGTGGCTGAATTTGCAGGAAAGGTGGTAACACCTTTTCGTGTAATTCCCCAGATTAAGTGGAGGCGCATTAGTAATGAGAACTTTTTGGACGTTGCCCGATTACTCGGTCATCGTACTAGGGAACTCATGACCAATCGTCAACGGAAGGTGTTCGATGCTGTAAAGCATCTTCTCCCTCCTGTTGGTCTTAACATGAGTAAATCCGGCTCGGACCTTCTATCTGCATTTATGCAGACTGAAGAATTCCTTGGCCGTATTCAACAGAGCGCGGTGAGGTCACTTGTTGATCTCATTAGGCCTTCATGGATTAATTCCATGGAAGACCCTCAGGGTCACATTTTACATGTGACTACTGGTACCTTCGACGAGAAGGTATTAAAGGTCTTTCAGAAGACTGTCTTTAGCCATTGGAAATGGCTTAGCCATGTTTCTGACTTACCTCAGGCTCTTGGTTTGGAACCAAGATTACCCATTA